TTGCTTGCGGATAAGCCGTATCAACAATAGATACACCGCTTTCAGCAAGCCTTACGCATACTTCTTTAGCCTTTGGCTCGATGCTGTCTCGGTACTTTTCAAGCTGCGCTATCGCTTTGTCAATGCCTTGTGCAGATAACTTAATGTTTATCTTTTTCATGTGACATTCACTTCTTTAACCGCATACATCGTTGAATTGATGGACTTAGCAACCTTGACAACAACGTGATTGTGGGGTACTTCCACAAACTTCTCACCGTCAAACCTTACTATCTTTCCATCTTTGATAACTGTATCTCCCTCGGAATATGTCTTTGTGCTGTCGTACAAAGGCAATTTTCCAAGTCCTACCCACATGATCGTAGCTTTGTCTATCGGTAACACTTTCGTTGTGGCAATCGTGCGTGTGTAGTCCTCATTGATACCAAACTGTTGTAGTTCGGCATCGCCCTTTGCGGGGCTTACGTTTGCCATCAGCAAATTTACATCGCCGTATGTAGTTTTAGAGCCGATGATGTTTCCGTAATCATCAAAGGTATCTTCAACCGCGCCGTATAATGCGTAATACACCGCTTGTTTGTTGCGTGAAAGTGTTCTCATAACTAAACTCCTGCGTATGGGTAAACGTGAGAACGGATATAGGCGATCATGGTATCGTAGTTAAACTTACGATTGATGCCGTTCTCATGATGTATCTCTTCGCCCTCTGCTCCCTCTACTGTAAATGCCACAACCACGGCTTGAACGTGGGTAATGTCGTATTTCTCAGGAACAGTAGCGTTCGGTGGCTGTTTGACATTCGTGTAAAGCCAACTGACTATCTCTTTTCCAGCCATGTCAAGGTAAGCATTTAACTTGTTGTCAAGGCTATCATCCTCGATATTTAACTGTAACTTGATGTTTGTTAGCTTCTCTGCGTTTGTCATTTTGCTACCTCTTTTTTGTGGTTTTCTTTGTAGGCTTTTTAGGGGTCTTTTTAACCTCTTTTACCTCTGCTTTAGTTTCAACGGGGGTTTTATCCTCTAAAGGGATTTCATCCGTTTTTACTTCTGTATTCACCGCTTTTCCCACTAAAGTAGGGTCGATGCCGCCTATCTGTAAACCTTTGTCTGTCTTGTAAGTTGGACAACTCATATTTTCTACCTCATAGGCGGGCGGTTTTTACGCCGCCCTGCCTTTAACCTACCTAATTAAGTGCTACTACCACGCTTGCATCTGCTGTTGTAGATGCAGCGATCATGATAGCTTTGCCTGCTGCAAGGCTTGTGCCTGTGTCACCGCTTACGTTCTTAACGGTAATGGCGTTTGTATCACCAACGTTAGTAACGATAACTGTGTCACCATCGTCAAAGCCAAGAGTAAGTTTCTTGCTTGCTGCTGTTGCAACAACATTAACGTAAAGACGCTTCTCAGCTTCTGTGAGTTCATAGTCAACCGCTGTTGAAACGTTTGCTACGAAGTCTCTGTTGATGTGAGCGTTTGTATAAGTGGATTTAATCATGGTTAAATCCCCCTTTCTTACGAATTAGCTGTAGCAGCTCTGTGAAGGTAAATACCCTTTACCTTGTTGTCGAATACCTTAGCATCATGGTAGATGCGGTAATCAAACTTCCAAGCATCTGCATCCTGATTTACATCAGGGCTAAAGATACGTGGTTTAACGTGCTTTGTGATCTGACGTACAGCAGATGGGTGAACGATCATGAAGTTAATAGCGTATGAAGTTGAAGCCGGAACGATGTAGCCGCCATCTGTCTGCCCTGCTGTCTTGCCATCATAAAGTGTGATTGCTGTGTTGAAACGGTTCTTAGGAACACGGATAACAGGCATATTGTCGAATACCTCAATGTTTCTCTGAACGCCGTTCTCATTAGCAAGGATACGTGTAATCTTTGCCTTAAGACCCTTGTATGCGTTCTCAGAAACGTAAAGGATGCGGCCTTCCTCTGGTACTTCATCGTCATTCATCTGACTCTCTGCTGCATCAATAAGTGCCGGAACATCGGTTGTGCCCGGTGTAATATCTGCGTTTGCTGCGCTGATATTTGAAGTTGAAGCGTATGTTGCGAAACGGATAGCGTCAACCTCAGGAACAACCTTTGTACGGATAAACTCACCTGCGAGGTTGCCAAATGTAAGACCAAGAGTTTCCTCATTGTCCATGTTGTCAACTGTGAAAGAACGTCCTCTGTCGTGGGTAAGTGCCCATGACTTCCATACGCCCTGAACGCCGCCCTTAACGAAGCCGTTAGCGCGATCATAGTCGCCAAGTCCGTCCATATCCATCTCGAAATACTTTACTGTGTTTGCACCATCAAACTGTACAAGAGCATCGGCAACATCAAGAATCGCTGTCTTTGATGTCTGCTTATAAACTCTGTCAAGAAGTGGTAAACACTTTTCTGCTAATGCGATTGAATTTACACTCATGTTTAGTCTCCTTTACTTTAAAGCCCTAACCCTTTTTCAAGGCCCGCAAGAACGGGTTCTTTAGTATCGCCCTTTGGTGGGAAGCCCTTAGTTGGGTCCGGGGTGCTGTTTAAAAGTTCTTCTTTGGCTTTCGCCTTAACACTTTCAGCGAAAGTTTTCTGATTAGCAAAAACCGTAGCCATGTTTCCGTCAAACTGTGCCTCTGCGGTCTTAGAGGCGAGTTCTTCGTCATAACCAAGTGCAAGGTAGTTAGCCTTGTACTCTGCGATAGTCTGAGATTTCTTAAGGGTAGCAAGTTCCTCTTTTAAGGCTTTCTCGCTTTCCTCTCTCTCTAACTTGGCTTTTTCCTCGTCTGTAAGTTTCTGCTCCTGTAGTGCCTTTAACTGACGTTTCGTTTCGGCTGCTTCTGAATTTGCCTTGTTGAGCAAGTTTTTCAGCTTTGTTGAATCATCTTCAACCTCATAGTTAAGTAGTGCCTTGACCTGCTCTTCTGCGGTCATGTTGTCGAAATTTTCGATCTTCGTGCTATCAATTTTTGCCATCTGAAATCTCCTACCTTTCATAAACTCGAATTATAGACATCATGTCTTTGCGATTTTTGTAACGCGACTTCCCTGCCGCAAAATTTATCTAATAAGGGAAAGTAAGACGGGGTGGGGGAGTGTACCCATTAAGCATTTGCTTTTCATTTTTCAAACTTTCCCTCGTTAGTTCACTTGTAACGTGAGATAGCATCTACATGAGACATTATTTTGTGCGAGTTCAAAATCACCCGGATAACGTGCGCTATCTCCATCTGACGTATAAAAACGTTCATCTATCGGTACGCTCACGCCTTCAATGTAGGAGTGAGTTTCCCTAACACGGTCATCCATCATGGTTTCCCATGTCTTATAAACGTTCTTTCCGCTTGCCTTTGCCGACTCAAACACCGCCTCGTTATAAAGTCTGTGGCTCTCGGTATCAGCTACGCGGATAATCCCATCAACGTCTAAGTTCTCAAAATGCTCTCTTACCCTATCCTTGTAGGTTTTATCCTCTATCTTTAGGTCAAGAGCCTTTTGCAAATCGGAGTAATCAAGGTATGTGCTGCCTAAAACGCTGCTTGCATAATCAAGGCCATTCGCCCATCCAAGCACTAAAACGTCTAAAACGTCATCCAAAACCTCACTAAGCGTTATCTCGCCTTTTTCAAAGGTTAAATCTAAATACGCTTTGAGATTGTTAAGTTCATCTATAGGTAACGTTTCCATGATTTTCTCCACAAAAAATAGGGACTCATAAACGTACCTCAGACGTTTACAAGTCCCTACCATTGACTTATTCTTCCTACCGTTATTTTGTTGTTCGTAACTTCCTGTTGATCTCTACAACCGCTATTCCATCACGTTCTTTTTTGATCTCTGCAATCCCGTGATTATTGACTATCGAATTGATAATCTCGATTATCTCAGGATTATCTCTTATATCAAGTTTGTCACTCATTCGGTGTCACCTCGTTAGGATTGTTTGTTATAGGCTTTGGCACGGCCCATGCACTCTCAATATACTTAGCTGACACCTCAATGTCAGTAAGCGGGTCATTTGATAATCCGCTTCGTTCAAGCGCTATCTCCGGTGCAAGTCCAAGCTGCTTCATGTTAAGTGCGCTCTGTGTCTTAACCAACATATTCTGCATTGAATTTCTCGCAAAGTTAAGTTCAATATCCGCAGGGTTTATAACAAGCGGTTTTCCCCATCCTTTTGTTTTCTCTGCCACAACCTTAGTAAAGATGCGGTCAAACAAACGATTAGCACGCTTGAAATTGTCCTCTGTGTTTCTGGCATCGGTATCTGCCATAGCCCAACCATTTCTAAGGTACACAGCGCCAACGTTGTCTGATGTAGAACCACCATCCCTTACTGATGATGGCAAGCCGCTCTTTTCAAGCATCTGCTCATATAAATCATCAAGTGTTGTCTGTGTCTGTGACTGATCGAGGGCTTCTGCAATAATCTTAACATCGGCTTTATTCTCGCCAATGTTCTTAAGCAAGATCATACCCGCTTTTCTTATCGAATCTGCCGTTGTGCCTTCTTCAAGGTCACAGTTATACAAAACCATAAGGCTCTGTATAAACTGGTCGATGCCATCCTGTCTGTTTGACTCGGTGTTGTTTATGGCATCCTGAACGGAGATAGTCTTTTCAAACGCTCCCATTCTGTTTGTGTTATATTCATACTCGATAATCGGTACTTCGCCGATGTAGTTAGGTTCTTCGCTAACCAATCTATAAGGGATTGCTGTTAGGTCCGGGAAGTCTGTTACTTCCATCTGAGGCCATGTACCGCTTTCAAGTTTAAATATCTTTGTCTTTGTGTAAACATCAATAAAGGCTTTCTTGCCTTGTGTAACTACGTTAAAGCCATACACAGGCTCATTGCCCGGATTAAGTGAATACACAACAGCCGCGCAACGCGGGTCAAGGGCATACGCTTTCATAGGTACGCCTTCTTCCTTTGATGGCTTTGTGAAAAGCACGCCTACGCCGCAAGTATGAAACCACTCAGCCACAAGGTTGTCGGCATCATGCTTCCCTGACAGATAAAGGTAATCGTTAAGCTGCTGAACGTTCTGTGTTACCTTATCATCCTTAGTTCTTGAAACGTAAGTAGCGGGCTTTGTGAGGAAATAGCCGTTTTTAAAGGTAACGATAAAGTCTGCGTTATTGATGCAAACCTTGTTGCAAATCTCACTTCGGATTTCCTTTGTTCTGTTCAATACAGGCTGAACGCCGCGGCGATACCAATAAAGATAATTGATTTCCGCAACATTCATCATGTGAAAAGAAAGAGCATAGAGGATTTCGGAAAGAACGTTATCTCTTGTCAATTCCTCTGCCATAGTATAAAGTTTTCGTCTGCCGTGTAGCGGAACGGGAGTACAAACTACCTCGTTTTCTTCTGTCTTTACATTTTCTTCGCTCATAATTGTACCTCACTAATTCCTATATACTTAACCTTTGGGTGTAATGCAAGTAGTTTTTAGATAATTCTTTTTCTTATCTCAATATTTGCGACAGAAAAGAACGCCATATCTATCGCCATAGCAAGGCTATCAGGGGCATCATCGTGTTTTACCTTGCCTACAACCTTAAAGGCAAAGACGTTATTCATGAAAGCCTCATATTCCTTGCTCCTATGCCCTACGGCTCTGAATATCATGTGTTCCCTTATGTCCGGGGCCTTGTCAAAGATACGCTGTGCCTTGCCCGTTCCCGTG